AGTTTAGAGTTAGAGAGGGTGGTAAAGAAAAAGTAAGGCAGGAAATGAGGAAAAATGTTCATGCATTTGTTATTGGTGATTTATTAGATTACTGTCAGTACCCTTGTGAAAATATTCCACCCGAAACCAACGATAAGGTAATTACATATAACCCTTACAAATATGACTCGTTTGTTAAAAAAGACACAGAAGAACCTATATTTAATGCGAACGAGATAGATATGATTAACACAAAAAATAAAATTTTTCATATTAACGAAGTCGTAAGTTAATGGCGTTTCCTAAAAAAATAAAAAAAGATTTAAAACTTACTCCTGAAAAAATATTGTTGGACAGGAGGGAAGAACTTCTTGAGTATATTCAGGAAGATGGAACTTACTTACCTAAGAGTGTTTTACATGCCGATTTGGATAGAGGTATGTTAGATTTTGTTCGTGATGATTTAGAGATGGTTGCTGACGGTAAGGTGGTTAATCCTGTAGATATTATTATAACCACACAAAATTGGTCTCAATTCACAGAAACTTGGAATTTTCAAGATTTAGATAAAAATATAAGACCTCCTTTTATTGCGACTGTAAGACAGCCTGATGTTAAATATGGTAGTAATCCATCGTTACAGTATACAATACCAAATAGAAAACAATTTTATTACGCAAAAGTTCCTACATGGGACGGACAAAGAAAGGGTATGGACATTTATAAAATACCCCAACCAGTTCCTGTTGATATTACTTATAATGTAAAAATATTCTGTACAAAGATGCGTCATTTAAACGAGTTTAATAAACTCGTTCTTCAAAAATTCTCATCTCGTCAAGCTTATACATTTGTTAAAGGACATTATGTTCCAATTATTTTAAATAATGTTTCTGATGAATCTGTTTTGGATATTGAAAAAAGAAAATATTATATTCAAAATTATGAGTTCTTAATGATGGGATTTTTAATAGATGAAAATGAGTTTGAGGTGTTACCTGCCATTACTCGTTCTTTATCTTTATTTGAAGTTGACATGGGTACAAAATCAAGAAGAGCAAAAAAAGAACCTCCTAATCCTGACAACTTTGAGTTGGATATTTTATTTAGGTCGGGTATTAATAGTTTGTCTGAAAAATATCCCTATACTATCGATTTAACTTTTATGAAATCTAAAAACATTAAACAGTACTCAATCTATATTAACGACAATTTTATTGGTGATGATTTGACGTCTGTTAATATAAATACAAACGATGTGATTAGGATTGATGTTGTTAAGGGTAACTCGTCTTTAGATGCAATTTTAAAAACTCAAGCACATATACCATATAAAGACTAATTACTCTCCGTAAATATCTGTCTCATCTTTACAATTCTCCTCAATTAATTTTTCAATATATTTAAACATTTTTAAACCTTTATTTTTACAATGGGTTTTTAAAATGGAGTGGTGATATTCAGATATCTTTAAGTTTTTTGTTTTTTGTTCTGACATGGTTATATAAATAAAGTAAGAAAAAAGTATGAATTTTTTCATACTATTAAATAAATATATGTTTTTTATATTAGTACTTTCAGTTTTTTTGTAATATTTATCAATAAAATAAATAAAAAAGAAAACTATTTAACATGGCAGACAAAGTATTCGTATCTCCGGGTGTATATACATCAGAAAGAGATTTAAGTTTTGTGGCTCAAAGTGTTGGTGTTACGACCTTAGGTATTGTCGGTGAAACTTTATCGGGTCCCGCATTTGAACCCATCTTTATTACTAATTTTGATGAGTTTACATCTTACTTTGGTGGTACAAGTCCAACTAAATTTGTAAACACACAAATCCCTAAGTATGAGGCGGCATATATAGCAAAGGCATACTTACAACAATCAAATCAATTATTTGTTACTCGTATACTCGGACTATCGGGTTATGATGCGGGTCCATCATGGTCTTTATCTATGGTGGGTAATGTAGATAAATCAACAGTTGCAGTTACTGATGCACCTACAACTCCTTATTTAGTATCTTTTTCAGGTACTTCTGGTGATAGTACTAATACTACAATAACTAGTGAGTCTTTACCTTCATACTTAAGTAATATTTTAACAAATCCATATACAACATTTAGTGGTGGTGAGAGTACAATAGAAGATGACTTTAAAGAATTATTTAGTTCAGAAATTTCTAATCCTTCAAATTCAGGTAAAACATCATATTTGTTTGGTACTGTTAGTGCTAGTACTTACTCATTAATTACTGGTGCTTCCGGCAATTGGACATCAACAACTAATGTGTTTAATGTGAGTGGACTAACTACTGACAACGCAGATTTAACAGCGTCTGAAAATGATGTTTGGTACTATTCATTATTCCCATATAATGGAGGTGGTACTTATGCGGGTAGTAGTTTTGGTTTATCTGTTACAGGTTTGACTAATACTAGTGGTAATAACTATGAGGGAGATGCAGTTGTATATGTAACGGAGTTCGCTGCAACACCAATACAAGATTATCATGATATGGTTGTTGCAACATTACGTTCAAGAGGTATTTCTACATTCTCAAATGATAATGGTTCAGATTATGAAGTTACAGGAACCACAGACGTTACTATAAACACATCAGGAGCATATTCGGGAGTAACAAAAAATCCATTTAGTATGTTTGAGATTTCTGGTGTAACTAAAGACTCAGAAACATTTACATTTAAAACATCGTTAGATGTTTCAGATTCTAATTTCATTTCTAAAGTTTTAGGTATGACTAACTTTGGTAAGAATAGAAATGAGGTTCCTTTATTTGTTGAGGAGTTATACTACAACTTAATGAATACTGGTTACCGTGAAGGTAAAATTAGAGGTATAAATACTACATTATTAGGATTAGAAAGTGCAAGAGAGGATGACGGAAACAACCAAAGTATTGGTTGGTACTTAGACCAATTCCAAACTCCAACAACTCCTTATGTTGTTTCAGAGCTCAGAGGTAATGAAGTATTTAATTTATTTAAATTTATTTCAATATCTGATGGTAACTCAGCAAACACACAGATTAAAATATCAATTGCAAATATTTCATTTAATAACTTAACTTTTGATATTGTTGTTAGAAGTTTTTATGATACAGACGCAAATCCTGTTGTACTTGAAAAATTCACAAACTGTACTATGGACCCAAATTTAAATAGTTATGTTGCTAAAAAAGTGGGTACAGCTAATGGTGATTTTGAATTAAAGTCAAGATACATAATGTTAGAGGTTAATGAAGAAGCTCCTATTGACGCTTTACCTTGTGGATTTAGAGGATATCAAACAAGAAAATATGCTAACTTTAAATCACCACACTTAGTTTATAAAACAAAATATGACGCACCTGGTGAAATTATTGCAAATCCACCTTTCGGAGCGTTAAACGGTGATAATGTAACAAGAAGTTCGGGAGACAATCCAAGAAAAGTTTACTTAGGTGTTTCTACTACTGTTGGTATTGACTCAGATTTTACGTATTACAAAGGTAAACAAAATCCATCAGACATTACTACCGCAACAGAATCTTCACCATGGCCTGTATTAACAAAAGGTTTCCACATGGACTCAGGAGCTACTGTAATATTGATACCATCAACATATACAACATCAGGTGAGACCGCTTTTGAGGTTGGTGACGCTCCATTCAACAGCGAGCCAGATGACCAAAGTCCGTATTACAAGTTAAATTCTCGTAAGTTTACGTTAATACCTACAGGTGGTTTTGATGGATGGGATATTTACAGAGAATATAGAACAAATGGTGATAGATATATTTTAGGTAATAACGGTTTCCTTAAAGGAGCCGCTCCTTCAATTAGATTCCCACAAGCAGACGGATGGGGAGCGTTTAGAACAATAACGGGTCCTGACAAACAAGATTGGGGTAACTCTGACTATTACGCGTACTTGTGGGGACAATGGACGTTTGTTAATCCTGAATCGGTAAACATAAATGTATTTACAACGCCAGGTGTTGACTATGTTAATAACTCTAACTTGATTGAAAATGCAATTGATATGATTGAAACGGATAGAGCGGACTCAATTTACATTTGTACAACACCTGACTATCAAATGTTTACTAATACAACATCTAACTTTACAACAGACTTCATTTACCCACAAGAGTCTACCGAAAACTTAGAAGATACAGGTATAGATTCTAACTACACAGCAACTTATTACCCATGGATTTTAACAAGAGATACTGTTAATAATACTCAAATCTACTTACCACCAACTGCGGAGGTTGTTAGAAACTTAGCGTTAACTGATAACATCGCCTTCCCATGGTTCGCATCAGCGGGTTACACAAGAGGTCTTGTTAATGGTATTAAAGCACGTAAGAAGTTAACACAAGAAGATAGAGATATTCTTTATAAGGGTAGAATTAACCCAATCGCAACATTCTCAGATGTGGGTACAGTAATTTGGGGTAACAAAACAACCCAAATTAAAGAGTCTGCACTTGACAGAATTAATGTTAGACGATTGTTGTTACAAGCTCGTAAGTTAATTTCAGCAGTCGCGGTTAGATTGTTGTTTGAACAAAACGACGACCAAGTAAGACAAGAGTTCTTAGACTCAGTAAACCCAATCTTAGATTCTATCAGAAGAGATAGAGGTTTGATTGACTTTAGAGTTGTGGTTCAGAACACACCTGAAGACTTAGATAAGAACCAATTAGTCGGTAAAATTTATCTAAAA